TCTGCACATTCAAGGCCAACGCCAACATGATTCAAAAAATCACCCAGGCATAGTCGAAGGGCGGCGTAACCGCCATGTCTAGTTACACAACAGCCAGCAAACAACTGATTTCTAACTACGCGTGCATTAGCACGTTAGAACCAACAGAAATTGCTATAGGCGAAAACATCACGGTCAGTGGATTAGCCGCGCCATTCAACGGCACATTCAAAGTATTGGACATGAGCCAATACGAATTTACTGGCGTTGACTCAACTACAGGCGAATTTCAGTTTGACTTTAATGTGCCTAGAGCCAATCAACTTATTTATGCTGCGACCGGCTCAAATGTTGAATACGTTGTAACTTATGCAGGCACAGTTGTTTATACGCAGCTCTGCACATGGATTACTGTCGCCGATTTGATTACTTATTTGGGAGTGACTATTACAAACCCGTCAGACGATTACACGCTTGCCACACAAGCCACAAACGCAGCAAACGTGTTTTGTTACCGTCGCAGACAAGAGTCCAATTACCACGACGGATTAAGTACATCACCCGGCACGGACGTCACGCTCGGCACGCTCATGTATGCGGCAGCTCTGTGGCGTAGTCGGGGGTCAATAGAAACGGCGTTTGCAGCGTTTGACACAATGGGCACACCAACGCAGCAATCGTTGACGCCGATAGTTAAGCAATTGTTGGGCATCCCTCGACCAGCGGTTGCCTAATGGCTTACACCGATTTACTCAATGAAGCCATAGACGATGTAGCTGCCACGTTGGCGGCTGTCTCTGGTATTCGTTGCGTGACAGACCCAACCAAATTGGTGCCTAATTGCGTGTTTTTGTTAGCGCCAAGTTTTACGACATACGGTGGCAACGGCAACATTGTGACAATGGATTTCCCTCTTAAAGTTGTTGGCTCTGGGCCTGCAGGTTTGCCAGTGTTGCGCGACATCCTTGCCATTGTGGCATTGGTTTTGGCATCATCGGTCATTGTGTTATCTGGTCAACCCGGCTCAATAGAGATTGGCGGCGCGTCATATCCGTGTTATGACTTAACAGTGAAAGTGCAGGCACAAACCGCATGACATATACAATCGCATCCAGCAAACTAGGCGTAATTGGTGAACCGTTCATACCTGTGGACGGCATAAACGTGGCAGCATTACTTGAAGGCGGTTTCATAGTTGAGCAATCCACACCTAAACCTAAAAAACCTGCTAAAACTAATACAGAACCTAACGAGGAGATTTAATCAAAATGGCCACTTCAACTTACCTCAGCAATCCGTTAGTCACGGTCAACGCAGTTGACTTGACTGACCAGTGCAGCTCTGCCAACTTGACCCGTGTTATTGAGGCGCTAGAAAGCACATCGTTTGGTTTGACCGCACGCGTTTATGTTGGTGGACTTGAAAACAGCACTTTGACATTGACCATGTACAACAGTTTTGCCGCATCAGAAACTTACGCCACACTTAAAGCATTGGTTGGCACAACTACAACTGTCACAATTAAACCAACCAGCGCGGCAACCAGCGCCACAAACCCACTGTCAACATTGACAGGTTGCTACCTAGAAACTTTGCCAATTGTCAATGCTGCCTTAGGCGCTTTAGATACGATTGATATTGTTCTAACTGGTGGCGTGTACTCAGTCGCAACAGCATAATTAGCGCCGGCAACGGCCCGACACGAAAGCAGGCAATATGCGTATCAAATTAAAACTGGTTCGCACCGTAGATGCAGAGCCCGAATATCTTTACACCACGTTGTTTAGTACAGCGTTGTGGGAAGAAAAGTTTAACAAAAAGCCAATGGACGCCGAACAATCGGGTTGGCGCGACTGGTCATTTTGGGCATACACGTTGCTTAAAGTTAAAGGCGAAAAATTGCCAGATGACTTTATGAAATGGCTTGAAGAAAACCCAGAAATGACCATTTTGCCTGAAGCAGATTTGACTAACCCAAACCCTACGGACGCGGCACTTATCGACGGCAACTAGCCGAAGTTTGTGCCGCAACAGGTTTCTGGCCTGAACAACAAATAGCGTTTGGCGCACGCGACTTGCTCACAGTGATTACAGTTATAAACGAGCAACGAAAGCGGTAACAATGTCTTTATCAGCAACAATTGAAGTGGCAGGCGTTAAGGACACTATTAACGCTTTACGCGCAATTGACCCACAACTGCAAAAAGACTTTAAAGCCGACGCCATTTCTATTGCTCAACCAGCTGTAACAGCTGCACAAGGCGTTTATACACAAGTGCCGTTATCTGGTATGCAATACAAGTGGTCTAGTCGAGGGCGTCAATTATTTCCATTTACCGTTGACAAAGCCGTCAGAGGTGTGCGCGTCAAATTTGACAGCCGACGCAACGCGGTAGGCGTAATCCTCATTGAGCAAAAAGACCCGGCAGCTGCAATTTTTGAAACTGCAGGGCGTGGCAACGCAAACCGTTTAGGCGACTCATTAGGTTTTGTTGGCGCTGGTCGCACACGTTTAATTGGTCCAGCGGTCTATAAAGCCAGGCGCGGTATTGAGCAAGCGATGGTCGCCATGATTACTAAAACTCAAACAGAGATACAAGGCGGTTTGCGCTAATGGGTCTGTCAATACCAATCGTTGCAGAGTACGACGGTAAAGCGGTCGACAAGGCAATTAAGCAATTTGGGCAATTAGAGGGCGCTAGCGCTAAAACGGCGTTTGCTCTTAAAAAAGCGGCGTTGCCTGCAGCTGCCGCAATAGGCGGCATTGGCGTTGCATTGTTTGACGCGACCAAATCTGCAATGGAAGATGAAGCTGCACAAGTGCAATTAGCGTTGGCGTTGCAAAACGTGACGGGTGCTAGTGATGCTCAAATTGCTTCTAGCGAAAAGTTTATTACACAAATGTCATTGGCTAGCGGTGTCGCAGATGACGAGTTGCGCCCGGCATTAGCCAGTTTGGTGCGTGGCACTAAAGACGTTGAAACCGCACAATCAGCGTTGACACTTGCTCAGGACATTGCTACAGGGTCTAACAAATCACTTGCCGAAGTTTCTGACGCGTTGGCTAAAGCGTATGGCGGCAACATGAAGGGCTTGCAAGCGTTGTCTCCAGAGATTAAAGCGATGATTAAAGATGGCGCGTCACTTGATGACGTCATGAATGTTTTAGGCGGTTCGTTTGGTGGTGCGTCTGACGCGGCAGCCGCAACAGCCGAAGGCGGCATGAAGCGTTTAGGCATCGCCGTATCAGAAACTAAAGAGTCAATAGGCGCAGCGCTTATTCCAATAGTCGAGGCGGCGCTACCAGTACTTATCAAATTTGGCAGTTGGGCACAAGAAAACACTAAAACGCTGTTAATTATTATTGGCGTTATCGGTGGAGTGTCTGCAGCCGTTTTACTATTCAACACAGTTGTCGGTATCGCCACACTGGTAAACACAGTGTTTGCATTAAGTTTGACCGCCGCCCAATTAGCAATGGTTGGGTTTGCCACGTTAGGCATTGGGCTAGTTATTGCTGCACTTGTCGCGCTGTACTTTAAATTTGACATTGTCAGAAAAGTTGTTGACACAGTAATTGACGGCATAGTCACCGGCACCAAATTTGCATTTGACGTACTTAAAAATTATTTCACAGCCGTGCTAGGTATTTACAAAAGCATTTTTAACGGCATCGCATCACTGTGGAATAACACCATAGGCAAACTGTCGTTTGAGTTTCCATCGTGGGTGCCGGGGCTAGGCGGTCGAGGGTTCAGCGTGCCAAACATCCCATACCTAGCCGAAGGCGGCATTGTTACTGGCCCAACATTAGCGATGATTGGCGAAAACGGCCCAGAAGCAGTTATTCCATTAAACGGAAACAATGCTGGCATGGGCGGTGGCGTAACAATAAACATTACTGGCGGTATTTCATCGTCTGCCGACATTGGTCGCAGCGTAGTTGACGCGCTTACGCAATATTCACAGGTTTACGGGCCACTTAACTTGGCGATTAGATAATGGCTGGCTCAACCGTCATCACTGGCGGCACCTATTTGCTTGAATTGTCTACGGGTTACGACTCGTCAGCGTTCTACTTAGACGACTCAACACTGAACGGCACAGCTGTACTTGACGGCGACGGCACCGATTATGTGGACATTACGTCCGTAGTACAAAACATTGGTATTAGTCGAGGGCGACACAAACCGCTAGATGTGTTTGGCCCCGGCACCATGTCGGTCAGCATTAGCGTGCCCAACACCAACCGTGCTTATGACCCGTTGAACACATCTAGCGCATATTACAATCAAGTTACCGAACAGCCAGGGCTAGCACCGTTGCGTCAAATCCGTTTAAGCCGTAACGGCGAATACCTGTTTACTGGTCGAGTGACAACTTATAACCAGCAATACACAATGGCAGGTTTGACCAGTTACCAGATACACGCTGCCGACGACATTTATGTGCTGTCACAAGGCAGTTTGCCGTCTACGGCTACCAGTAGCCAAACCTCGTCAGCACGCATTACAGCCGTTTTAACAGCCGCAGCGTACACAGGCACTACATCCCTTACAGCCAGCCCTACAGCCACGCTGGGGGCTTACACCATCGCTAGTGGCACCAACGTAAACGCCTATTTAAACCGTATTCAGCAGGCCGAGCAGGGCCGTATTTTTTGTAGTCGCACAAACGTGCTAACAGCCCAGCCGCGTATCGGTACCACACTGGCAGCACCTACCGTCACATTTAACGACACCAAAACTGGTACGCCATACGACAACATTGTGGTGGAATTTGACCAGCAATCGGTTATTAACAACAGCAATATCACTATTGAGTCTGGCGGTACTTTGCAAAACGCTAGCGATGCAGATTCAATAAGCCAGTATTTTAAGCAAACGGAAGCAATTACAGACAGTTTGCTATCCAGCGACGCGCAAGCTGCCACACTTGCCAGTTACTTGCTGTACCCGATACCTAAACCCCGTTTTACAAACGTGTCAACCACATTTGCCAGTTTGACAGATGCCCAGAAAACGGCGTTGGCACCGATAGAAATAGGCCAGACCGTCACCATCACAAAATCGTTTACCAGCGGTACCCCCACCACCGTGACACAGGATTTATCAGTCGAAGGCATTGACCACGTAATTGACATGAACACCGGGCACCGCATGAGCTTGTGGACATCACCAACCACAATTCTTAACGACTTTATTTTGGATGATATTACGTTTGGTGTGCTATCTACCACCAACGCGCTCGCATAGGATAAAGTACGAATATGGCCGCAGTTACCACTCTTCCAGCAGCATTTGTCGCAAACACGGTTTTGACCGCAGACCAAATGAATAATTTGCGCGGCGCGTTTCGAGTGTTGCAAGTAAACAGCACAACGCTTACAACACCGTTTACTAGCAGCAGTACCTCAATGACAATTATTACTGGTTTAAGTGTGTCTATTACGCCGTCATCATCAAGCAGCAAAATTTTTGTTATTGCAACAATTAACGGTACAAACGATGTAGGCGTAGAAGGATTGTTTTTACAATTGCAGCGCGACAGCACGCCTATCGCTGTAGGTACTGGCGGTTCAGTAACCAATCAATCGACTGGTTTATATGAAACAACAAGTAGAGAATTTGCTGTGGCTAACGCCGGTATTACCGTTTTGGATAGTCCAGCGACAACGAGCGCAATTACTTACGCTGTTTACGGCAGAAATCCGAGTGCCGCAACATTTTACATAAACCGCACAAAGTGGAGCGCAAATGACCGTTTTGCCTCAACTATCACAGTCATGGAAATATCTGCATGATTGACTACACCGCAATCCTTAGCGCAAACTATAAAGGCGCAATCTGGAATATGTCAGGCGATACCTATGACGGTCTTGACTGGTTGGATAGCACACCAAAACCAACACAAGCCGAATTAGACGCACAATGGCCAACAGTTGAATACAATAACCAGTACGCGCAAGTAGAAACAACCCGCCGCACACAATACGAGGCACAATCAGACGGCGTTTACTTTGCTTGGCAACGTGGAGACGCTACAGAAGTTGAGTGGCGTACAGCAGTGGCAAAGGTAAAAATTGAAAACCCATATCCGCCAAATCCTGCTGGTTAGTTTTGTGCTTGCACTAATCCCGATGGCTTGCACTCGTGAACGCAGCAATGCACCGCACAAAACACGCAACAGCGCGCTAGTTGCAACGTGCGAAACAATGAGGCAATGCGACAATGGCTAAAGACCGCAGCGAAATAGATTATCTACACGCTCGAATGATTGTGTTCGTGGCTTGCACCATTGCGGTAACTTTTGCTATCACCGTCATAGGTTTTGTCTATTTTTTAGGGTTTGTTGACCAGCCTGAAAAACAATCGCCCAATGACGCAAGTTTTATAGATTTGCTTAAAACATTGTCGATTTTTATGACAGGCACATTAAGCGGTCTTGTCGCAGCTAACGGTCTCAAACGGAAACCAGACGATGCCAGTATTACCAGCATTCCCTAAAGTTGTCGGGTCTAAACCGTACACAGGCAACAGTGACGGTGCAGCCGCTGGCCCACGTGCCGGCATGGATGAATGGATTAGACAAGCCATCAAACACGGTGCAGGCGCGTTTTGGAACAACGGCAGCTGGGGCATACGCGACATGCGCGGCAATCCGGGCTCATTATCTGTGCACGCCACTGGTCGAGCAGTTGACTTGTCTTACAGGCCATCAGAGCAACACCCAGACGCAAACCGTAAAGGCACTATTGCGTTTATAAACATTGTGTTAGCCAACGCAAACGCGCTAGGCGTTGAATGTGTGCTTGACTATTTCCCAAAAGCATTCGGGCGCGGCTGGCGTTGCGACCGTCAAGCGTGGAAGTCATACAGCAAGCCAGAAATACATGGCGCACCGGGCGGCGATTGGCTGCACGTGGAGATAAACCCACAGATGGCAGACCAGCCAAACCTTGTAAAACAAGCGTTTCAGAGGGTATTCACCGAATTGCCACACTGATGCTCTATGGTCGTTGTACCGACGATTGGAGACGCAAATGGCAGACGCCAAAACTTATGTGTACGAGGTTTACACCACACATTTAGACACCGAACAGATGGTGCTTGTACAGATATTCCGTGACCCTGAAACAGACAAAGTGCTACACGCGCAAATTGCGTTCAAAAATGCAATTGGCGACAGCTGGGGCACCCCATACCAATTGGAGAAAAAATGACGTTTTTAAGCATCAAAATAGGCGCATGGTTCATTACTGGCTTAGCGGCGTTTACGTTGCTCTGGGATGCTAGTAAGCCGTCTGAGAGCCATCTACAGACCA